AAACTATGGTCTATCTGTGACAAAGGAGTAACAGATGAAGCTATCCTAGCTCTAACTAAAAGAATCAATGGTGGAACCCATGGCTTAGCTGACAGGGTAGAGAAGACCAAGAAATTTTATAACTACACTAAATAACCATTACTATGTCTATAGGAAATTTAAGAGATCAAGGGAATCAGGGTAATAATTTTCCTTATCAGTTAAAAAATCTTCAACTGCTTGGTGCTATCAACGATAATGTTATTGCCAATAAGACACCTATTGTAAGTCTTGCACCAATGGCAACTGATGCTTTTGGTAGACAAAGAGTATCTGAACCATTGACTCTGTTTGATTCTTCTCATAGATATTCAGATAATAATTTATGGAGTACAGCTGTAGCCAGTGGTGGCACTGCTGTTTTTAGTCCCAATGAAGGTTTGGTAAATCTAAATGTAGATACAACCAATGGATCACAGGTATTAAGAGAAACTATAAAAGTATTTTCATACCAGCCTGGTAAGTCACTACTTGTTTTAAATACGTTTGTAATGGCACCTGCTCAGACTAATTTAAGACAAAGAGTAGGGTATTTTGGTTTAGATAATGGACTATATTTAGAACTTAACAACTCTGTAGTTAGTTTTGTAGAAAGAAGTTTAGTTACTGGTCTAGTTACAGAAACAAAAATAAGTCAATTTGGTGGCGTATATGGTCCATCAGATACAGGATGGAACGTAGATAAACTAGATGGTACAGGTCCTTCTAAACTAACACTTGATATAAGCAAGGCTCAAATCTTGTTTATGGATATTGAGTGGCTTGGTCTTGGAACAGTTAGATTGGGATTTGTCATTAATGGACAATTTGTTCTTTGTCATACTTTTGACCATGCCAATATTATTACGTCAACTTATATTACAACTGCTTCATTACCATTAAGATATGAAATAACAAATACTGGAGTTACTGCAAATCCCAGCACACTAAAGCAGGTTTGTTCTACAGTTATATCTGAAGGTGGATATGAATTAAGAGGAGCACAACAAGCTGTAGGAACTCCAATTACTGCTGCCAGAACATTTGCAGCAGCTGGTACGTTCTATCCAATAGTAGGTATAAAATTACTTTCAACTAGACTAGATGCTATTGTAATTGTAACAGCAATTTCAATACTAGGAACAGGTAATGGTAAAAACTATGCTTGGAGAATAATACAAAGTGGTACTATATCTGGGGGTTTATGGGTTCCAGTAGGAGCTAATTCTTCAGTAGAATATAATCTAACAGGAACATCAGCAACAGGTGGAAGAATATTGGCACAAGGATATGTAAACTCATCTAACCAAGCCTCACCTAGTATAAACATATTAAAAGAAGCTCTTTTTGCTAATCAATTAGAAAGAAATAGTTTTACTGGTACAGCTCATGAGTTTATTGTAGAGGTGGCTGTTGCCACTACAAGTGGTGGTGAAGGTGTTTATGCATCAGTAGACTGGGAAGAAATAAGCAGATAATAGAAATAAAGAACAATATAAAATAATAGTCATGTCAATAGGAAATCTAAAAGATCAAGGTAATAAGGGTAACAACTTCCCATATCAGCTCAGTGCACTTAAGCTTGCTGGTAAAGAACTTAATGCTAATTTGTCAGAGTTAACAGTAAATGGAGCTACACCAGCAGCTCTTACCATTAATATCAATGGAGCTCTTTCATCTAATCCTGGTAAGTTCTTGGTAGCAAAAAGCGTAGTATATGACTCTGCTACCAGTACATACCATGCATTTTTAACTTTAGCTACTATAAGCTAAAAAAGATTTTGGTATTTTTAAAAAAATTAACTATATTATAATATATAGGTTAAAATCTTACATTAGTAAGTATAACTACTAATGAAATAAAAAATACTAAAGTCATGAATATAAATAATTTTAAGGCCCTTATTAGCCAAGGTAGGTTAGTAGACGCAACAGAACTTAGTTCAGAAGATCTACTTATAGTTGGTAGGTATATCCAAGGTACACGTAATGTAGACCAGTATCCTGACTTTGTTGTTTCAGCTAAACAACTTGCAACGCTTTATAGAAGCGAAGTAGGGTATTGTTATGTTAATGGTGTAATTCCTTATGATTTTATTGGAACTGAAACCCAATATTTTTTAAGTCAATCACTACTTACATTTCCTAATTTTGCAAATGCACCTGATTTAATTGAATTTAGAGCAATGGCAGGAGCAGCTGTACAAAAATGGGTAGATCTATCAAATACTAAGTTAAAAATTTTTGTAGTAAATGGTATTAGTGATTTTACACCATATATAACACTTACAACATTTGATGGCTTAGTATTTCCAAATACAATAGAAGATATTGATTTACAGGGTGATATAGATGATTATATAGATGTTAATTCATCTACTTTCAGTAATCTTAAAACTTTATCATTTATTAATTCAACACTATTGTCTCAAGCAAATGTTGATGCACAGTTACAGTCAGTCTATGATTTAGTAACAGGACCACACAATAGTAATTCATTTACTACACTTGATTTGTCAGGTGGAACGATTTCACCACCCTCACCTGCTGGAGTAATAATTGCAAACAATTTAATTGCACTGGGTATTACAGTAGCAACAAACTAATTAGAGAGATGGGAGCAGAACAACTAACATTTACACTAGGAAATGTTATTTCTATTATAGTATTCATTACTACCGCAGTAACTATGTGGTATGGTCTTAAAAGATCTGTAGATAGAGCTATTATGATATCTAAGCAACACAAATCTGAGCTTGAAGAGTTCAAGCTACAGGTAGATAAAAAAGAAAGTCAAATCTATTCTAGAATAGAAGAGATAAAAAAAGAACAACATGACTCATCTCAAAGACTTTGGGAAAAGCTAGAAGTAATAGCTGATGCCCAGGTTGAGATGAAAGTCTGTTTAGCCAAGATCACAGGTGTCTTGGAAACAATTAACAAAAAAAAATAAATAATCATGGGAGCCCAAGATAAACTCGTCCCTGCAGCAGGGGTAATTGCCAATAACCTTTATGGCACTAAATTTTCTACAAAGTCAACCTTTAGGATGACTCCAGATGTTAAAACCAAGTATGCTAATCCAGTTATAGATGCAGTAAACTTCCTTGGAAGCATTCATGCTAAACAACTTAGAATAGCTGATAACAATGCTATTTGGAATGGTACACTTGCTAATAATCCTCCTAGATCTGGTGGACTTAGTGATCAAGTATTGTCTCAATATGTTTTAGATAAAGGAATACATGATGAAGTGCTTCCTGGATTTGCTGCTACTACAATAGAAGAGTGGAATGAACTTCAAACTGGTATATCTAGAGCATATAATATTATTAATACTCTTGGTTTAACAAATCCACCATATAATAATTCTGAACTTAATGATGGATTAGATCAAATGGGTATTTTTAGTACTAATCAAATTTTAACTGATGCAATAGGAAATCCTCTTCCAGGTTCTGGAACTTTAGCAATTTGGGAAGCATATGCAGATGCTTGGAATGAATATAAAGTTCCTGCAGATGCCGCATTAGGATTTGATACACCCTATATAGCACCTATATTACCTAGTCGTTTTTTAATTGCACCTGCACCAGGTTCTAGAGCTTATTATAGAATTACAGGTAAATCAAGATGGGCATTCCCATTTACTGGATGGAACCTTACTAAATAATATTTCTTGCGTGTGTTTTTGAGACCCTAGATTATGTCTAGGGTCTTTTTTTGTAATTTAATTAGGTAAATTTTTTTTGTTTAAACTTTTATTATATATTTGTATCAAGTTTAACCTATAAAGTTTAAAACCATGTCAGAAGAAACCACCAACAAAACAACTGAGCAAGATGAGCTCACCCCACAACAAATTGAAGCCATGCGCAAAAACATGGTTGCTTATTACAAAGAGCAGATTAGCACACTAAAGCTGCAAGCTGAGTATGAAAAACTACTAGCTGATATTGAAGAGTCTAGGGCTAAGAGAGTTATGAACTCAATTAGGATAGCTCAAATGATGGCAGGACCAAGGCAAGAAGAAGAGGAAGAAGAACCAGAAGCACAAGACCAGCCTCAACCAGAAGAACCTAGAAAACCCAGAAAACTTAAAACAGAATAATCACTAGATCATGGCCAAAGTAAATCTTGTCAATAAACAAGTCAGGATGGGCCTAGATGACATAATCAGATTCCAACTCATGAGTCACTGTTATGTAAATAACATTGTACTTAGTGAGTTGGACCTGGAATGTCTAACAGAACTAGGTAAAATGGGTGAAGCTGAACTAACTGAGTTCTGTGCCTACATGGCAGATCTTAGATTAGAAAAAAAGCTTAAGACCTGGAAGCCTGATCCAAATATGCCTCTACCTAAAAGACCTGAAGCTTCTCCACAAACCATAAGGAATGTGTTGATTAAAGTAGAAAAGGAGAAGCTACTTATTAGATCAGGTAAAAAGCGTAAGGTAATAACTATTAATCCTGATCTTAAGGTGCAGACCAAGGGTAATATATTGTTAAATTTTAAATTTGTACATATTGATACCAAAGAAGCACAGTGAGATAATTAAGCCTACTGCAGACAAGTTTAGTGTTGAAGAACAACTTGTTAAGCATCTTGTTGAGGCGTATTGGAAAGATGTAAGGAAAAGTCTTGTAAACTGTGAAGGTCACAATATTGTTGTTGCAGGTTTGGGGACTTTTATAGCAAAGCCTTGGAAAGTAGCTGAGGTTATTAAAATGTATCAAACTGTTGTAGATAGATATAAGCAAACAATTGATAGTGGTACTAAAATATCATTTCAGAAATTTGCTCATATGAAAGACAGTGAGAAAAGAATTGAAGTGCTACAGACTCTAGATGGTGAGATAAAACAAGATCAGCAAAGAAAAAAGATTAAAAGAACAATGAGACATGAAAAAAATTCTCAGTAAAATATGGAAGGATAAAGCTCTTATTCTAGAAGGAATAAAGAACTCATTCTTTGTTAAAGATGAGATAGAAAAAATAGCTCAGTCAAGACTTAGGATATGTGAAGCATGTCCTCTTATTGATAGAGAGGGAAGCAAGTGTTTTGCACCAGGCACTCAACCTTGCTGTGGAGAATGTGGTTGTAAACTTGCCTGGAAGACTAGATCACTTGCTTCTGAATGCCCTCATCCTGATGGTGCCCGCTGGGTAGCTGTAGTATCTCAAGAAGAGGAAGATGATTTATATAAAGACATTAATTATAATCCTGATAAACCATGAGTTTCCAAAAATGTCCAATATGTTTAGGTACAGGAGATAATCCGTTTATGCTAGAATTACCTAAAGAAACCTGGCCTTGTCCTACTTGCAAGGGTGCAAGAATAATTAGTGAAATAACAGGCTTACCTCCTATAATAGAAGAAAAGCATAACATTTTTGAACCAGTAGATCCTTGTGAATCAGATATCCAACATAAATGGGTATGTGATTTAATGCAAAATAGAAACAACATAACACCAACTCAAACAACAACTCAAAATGACAGTCATATTCAAACCAGAGAATCACATTTACCAGAGTCTGGATCCTGATGAAAGGATAAACTGGCTAAGTGTAACAAAGTTTGTAGGTTTATTCAAACAAAAGTTTGATCCTATTGCTGTATCTATAAAGTGTTCTAAGAATAAGAAATCTAAGTGGTATGGTATTCCTCCAGAGGAAATACAAGCACATTGGGCTCAAGAAACAGATAGAGCAGTAACTGCTGGTACTTTTTATCATGACCAACGTGAGTCAGATCTAGTTGAGATAGATACAATAGAAAGATCTGGTGTTGCTATTCCAATCATTAAACCTATCTATCTAGATGGTGTAAAACATGCACCAACTCAAAGACTGACTGAAGGAATATATCCTGAGCACTTTGTCTATCTAAAGTCTGCAGGTATATGTGGACAATCAGATAGAGTAGAGGTTATAAAGGATACTGTAGACATAGTAGACTACAAAACCAATAAGGAGATCAAGAAAGAAAGCTTTAAGAACTGGGAAGGCATAAGTCAAAAGATGACTGGTCCATTAGCTCATCTTGATGACTGCAACTACAACCACTACTCACTGCAGCTCTCTACCTACATGTACATGATCCTTAAACATAATCCTAGGTTTAAGCCAGGTAAAATGGCTCTGCACCATGTAATTTTTGAAAAAGATGGTGAAGATAAATTTGGAAACCCTATCTTACGTAAAGATGATAAGGATCAACCTATTGTAAAAACAGTTATCCCATATGATGTGCCTTACCTAAAGTCTGAGGTAATAAGTATGATTAAATATTTACAAGACAATCCAGATATAATAAAATGAGTAAGTACACATTTAAAGTATCATTTAGTACATACAAAGGAATAATCTTTGGCATAGGAGTTCCTATGACAGACTACGTTGACCTAACCTTATGTATAGCTTGTTTTGCCATACATTTTAAATTTAAAAAGAGATGAAGGAATTTCCTGAGTTAGATGGTATTCACTGGGTATCTAATGATAACCCAGATATTGTAATGGTTAAGACAAGGGCAATAGAGACAAACTTGATTGATATAGGTATTGATACTGAAAATGAATTTGAGATAGATTTTTATCTTGATCTAAGTAAAATTTCAGCAGTAAGAGAATACTTTGTCAATGTAAATCAGGCAAGTGATAAAGAATGTGTTGTTGATTTTGGAGGTGACTCAACATACGTAATAGATGTAAATATAATTGAGCTACTTAGAGCTTGGGAATTTTGTAAAAAATGGAACAATGCAAATAAAAATATTTGACATACATAATGGCAATGTGATTATAAATCACAATTGTCTTTCAATACCAGAATTAAAAGCAGTGCACGATGCATATGAGGACCCTCTTCCTGCATTTAACTTTCTACACTACATGTATGATATAGAAAGCCCATATGCTAATATACCTGAAGGAGAAAAAGAAGAAGTAATCATACATGATTTTCCAGGGGACTATACTTTGGAAGATGAAGAAATGATTGCAGCAATTAAGAAATTAGAACAACTTTATGTTACCCCAACTTATAGATACTACCAGGATAACAAGATACTGCTTGAAAAACTTGGTGAATTTGCTAGAACAGCCAAAATTACAGCAGGACGTGATGGAAACATTAGTGCTCTTACTGCTCAGATAAAGTCAGTAGGTAAAACAATCATGGAGTTTAAACAACTTGAAAAGGTAGTACTGGCTGAATTAGAAGAAACCAAGGGTCGCGCACGCGGGGGCAAGAAATTAGCATATGACCAATAATTATATAGAAATACCAACTTGGGATTGTGGTACTTGGACAGTAACTGAGTTTGCTACCCTAGATGATTATAGGGATTTTGTAAGACCATTGTTTAAAGAACCAGGTCAATATAACTTTGATGAAACAGCTTCTGAGTTTAATGCTCAGGCTAGAAAGTTTCAAAGAAATGGATTCTTTTGTCCATATCCTGAAGGATCAAGAGACTTTAGAGAATACTGGGATGACCAAAAGCTTAAGTGCAGAAATGGTGTAATATTTAAGAATGGTAAGGATACTTGGTACTTACCTAGGGAATATTATATGTGGATCAACTTCTTACCTATCAATGATAAGGTAAAGAAGAAGTTTGACTTTCCTGATGTTTGGGATAGTCAGTATCACATGGCCTTGTATGAGCTTTTAGCAGAACTGCACTGGATGCACGCCTCAGTACTTAAGAAGCGTCAGTTTGGTTCTTCTTATTACCACTGTGCTAAAATGATTAACCTAATATGGTTTGAGGAAACTCCAATCATTAAGATGGGTGCTAGTCTTAAAGACTATATCAATGAGAAAGGTTCCTGGAAATTCTTAAATGAATACAAGTCATTTTTGGATGATAAGACTGCTTGGTATAGACCTATGAGTCCTAATAAGGTACTTATGTGGCAGCAGCAAATTGAAGACACTGACTATAATGGTAGAACAACATATAAAGGACTTAAGGGAACTATCCAAGGTGTTAGCTTTGAGCAGAGTGACACAACTGGTGTAGGTGGTGCTACAAGGCTATTCTTCTATGAAGAGGCTGGTATTGCCCCTTCTATGGACAAGACATTAGAGTATCTCTTTCCTGCTATGCAATCAGGAGACATAACAACAGGTTTGTTTATTGCTGCAGGAACTGTGGGTGAACTTGATAAGTGTGAACCACTAAAAGACCTTACCTTAAATCCAGTATCTAACAGTATCTATCCTGTAGAGACTACTCTACTAGATGATAAAGGTACTATAGGTCAGTCAGGGCTTTTTATTCCTGAGCAGTGGTCTATGCCTCCATATATTGATCAGTATGGTAATTCTTTAGTAGAGCAAGCACTGGAAGCACTTAATGAAAAGTTTGTTAAGTGGAAGAAGGATCTAACTCCAGAAAGATACCAGCTTAGGATTTCTCAGCATCCAAGGAATATAGCAGAAGCATTTGCCTACAGAAAGGTATCAGTATTTCCACAACATTTGGTTGGTGCACAGAAGAGAAGAATAGAAGAGAAAGAATATGCCTATGACTTTGTAGAACTATCAAGAGATCATGAGGGAAAGATAACTCATAAAACAACCAATAAACTACCTATTCTAGAGTTTCCTATATCAAAGAAAACAGAAGACAAAACAGGCAGTATTGTAGTATGGGAAAAGCCAGATGAAAAAGCTGAGTGGGGTACATACTACGCATCTGTGGATCCTGTGTCTGAAGGTAAAACAACTACCTCAGAATCTCTTTGCTCTATCTACATATACAAGAACCCAGTAGAAGTAAGTAGAATAGACAATGATGCTAGTGAGATCTTTATAGAAAGAGATAAGGTGGTAGCAGCATGGTGTGGCAGGTTTGATGATATAAACAAAACCCATGAAAGACTAGAACTGCTTATTGAGTGGTATAATGCATGGACAGTAGTGGAGAATAACGTATCTTTGTTTATACAATACATGATCTCCAAGAGAAAACAGAAATACTTAGTACCCAAGGATCAATTGCTTTTCTTAAAAGACCTTGGTGCCAATAAGAATGTCTTCCAAGACTATGGTTGGAAAAACGTGGGTACTATATTCAAAACCCACATGCTGAGCTACCTAATTGAATGGTTGAAGGAAGAACTAGATACTGAGACTAAAGAAGATGGTACTATAGTAAAGACACATTATGGTATAGAAAGACTGCCAGACATTATGGCCATAAAAGAGATGGAGGCTTATAATGATGACATAAACGTGGATAGATTAGTATCTTTAGGAGCTCTAATTGCATTTGCCAAAGTACAACAAGCAAATAGAGGTTACAGAAAAAGAGTAGAATACCTAGACAAGAAACACTTGGAAAAGTCCAAAGATTTGTTTAAATTAAATACAAGCCCTTTTAGGCACATGGGAAAACAAAGAAGTTATGGTGCAATGGTAAAAGCTTCTAGAAGTCCCTTTAAAAATATAAGATAAAGCTATGAAAGTTTTAAATGCAATGCAACTTAAGGCTGGTGCCAAATCTGAATACAACAGATTAGGTAGTATAACCCAGCCTATACAGTTTATACCAAGAGAAGAAAAAGATGATGAGTGGACAGCTTGGAATCTTGACTGGTTGGAGTGGAATGGTTTAAAACAAATACGTAGGAATGCGCGCAGGCTTATGAAAAACTATAAGCTTGCTAAAGGTGTAATTGATAGAGAAGATTACATTGTAGAAGAGGATAATGAAATGAGGGATCTAGTAGAAACACTGGTTAGAGAAGATGCCTCAGCTTTGGAACTTAAGTTCTATCCTATTATTCCTAATGTAATCAATGTAATGGTTTCTGAATTTGCTAAAAGAAACACTAAGGTTACATTCAAAGCTGTAGATGAGTTTTCATATAATGAACAATTAGAGGCCAAAAGACAACAAATTGAGCAGGTTTTATTTTCACAAGCTGAAATGAAACTTTTGCAATCAATCATTGATCAAGGTGTTGATCCAGAAGATCCACAAATTCAAGAACAACTTCAACAACAGTTAAGTCCAGAAAACCTAAAGACATTACCTGAGATTCAATCTTTCTTTGATAAAGATTATAGATCTATGGTAGAGCAGTGGGCTTCTCATCAAATGAAAGTAGATGAAGAAAGATTTAGAATGGATGAGCTTGAGGAAAGAGGTTTTAGGGATATGCTTATTACTGATAGAGAGTTCTGGCATTTTAGAATGACAGAAGATGACTATGAAGTAGAGCTTTGGAATCCTGTACTTACTTTTTATCATAAAGGCCCTGACTCAAGGTATATATCACAAGGTAACTGGGTAGGTAGGATAGATATGATGACCATAGCTGATGTTATTGATAAGTATGGTTACATGATGACTCAAGAACAATTAGAGTCAATTGAAGCAATTTATCCTGTTAGATCTGCAGGTTACCCATTACAAGGTTATCAAAATGATGGTTCTTATTACGATGCTACAAAGAGTCATGCTTGGAATACTAGTATGCCAGGTCTTGCTTATAGGCAGTACACTTCTATGTGGGATAATAGCATTGCTCCTGGCGGTGACATTATTAACTGGATTATGGCAGAAGGTGAAGACTATGCTCCTATGGGTGCTAGTTTCTTACTTAGAGTTACTACAGCCTACTGGAAGTCTCAGAGAAAAGTTGGACACCTTACTAAAATCACTGAGTCAGGAGAAACAATAACTGACATTGTAGATGAAGATTATAAAGTAACTGATAAGCCTATATACAATACTAGGTTGCTAAAAAATAAATCAAAAGACAATTTAGTATTTGGTGAACATCTTGAATGGATTTGGATTAATGAAGTATGGGGTGGTATTAAAATTGGTCCTAACCATCCTTCTTTCTGGGGTATGAATAATCCTGGTGGTATTAATCCTATGTATCTTGGTGTAGACAAGAATAAGATTGGTCCTCTTAAATTCCAATTTAAAGGTGATAATACACTTTATGGCTGTAAGCTTCCAGTAGAAGGTGCTGTATTTAATGACAGAAATACCAGGTCTACTTCTATGGTAGATCTTATGAAGCCCTTTCAGATTGGATATAATATTGTAAATAATCAGATAGCAGATATCCTGGTGGATGAGCTTGGTACTGTAATTCTGCTGGATCAGAATGCCCTACCTAGACACTCCTTGGGTGAAGATTGGGGAAAGAACAACTTAGCCAAAGCTTATGTGGCTATGAAGAACTTCCAAATGCTTCCTTTGGATACTACTATTACCAATACAGAAAATCCTTTAGCATTCCAGCACTTCCAGACACTTAATCTGGAGCAGACACAAAGGATGCTTTCTAGGATTCAGTTAGCTACTTACTTTAAGCAACAAGCATTTGAAGTAATAGGTATTACACCACAAAGGTTAGGTCAGCAAATTGGTCAAACAAATACTGCAACAGGAGTAGAGCAAGCACTTGCAGGATCCTATGCACAAACTGAAACTTACTTTATCCAACATTGTGATAACTTGATGCCTAGAGTACATCAGATGAGAACTGACTTGGCGCAGTATTATCATTCTAAGAAACCTAGCATTAGACTCCAGTATATTACATCTAATGATGAAAAAGTCAATTTCCAAATAAATGGAACTGATCTACTTGCCAGAGATCTTAACATTTATGCAACTACACGTGCTAATCATAGGTCTATTGTAGAACAAATGAAGCAATTGGTATTTAATAACAATACTACAGGCGCAAGCATATTTGACCTAGGAAATGTAATGCAAGCAGAGTCTCTTTCTGAACTTAATCATGTTCTTAAAGCTACAGAAGCTAAATCTAATAAACAGCGTCAAGAACAGATGGCTCATGAGCAGCAGCTTAAGCAGATGGAGATTGAACAAAGAACTCAGGAGAAACAGATGGAGCTTGATAGGCAATCTCTTGAGAAAGAAAAAGACAGAAGGAGAGATCTGCTTGTTGCTGAAATTAAGTCTGCTGGATATGGTGCTATGCAGGATATTAATCAAAACCTGCAATCTGATTATGTTGATGCACTTAATGTAGTTAAAGAATCAGAAGAGTTTCAACAAACTATGCAGCTAAGTAATCAAAAAGAAAATAATAAGACAATTCAAAATGACAAGAAAAACTTATTAGCTGAACAAAAGATTCAAGCTCAGATGGCAATGAAACAAATGGATCTTGATATTGCCAGAGAAAACAAAAATAGGTTTGATGTACAAAAAGAGAAACCTAAAGAGAAAAAGAAAAAGTAGTGCTAGCGTTATAATACAAAATATTTAATACTACCGTATAGTATACTTCAAATTTATAAAGTTTATTTCTATAAATTTGTTATATTAATTATGTCAGTCAAATTAACCAACAAATTTTAATACTATGAGTGAGAACAAAGAAACTACATCAGTAGAGACA